ACAGTACTTTGGGTCTATCTGTTTCTGCAAGACCTTTATAGTCTTTAACGAATGTTGAAATAGTTTTACCTACATCATCAATCATAGCCATATTAAGTTTAAGCAATTTGCTTTCGTCTGTGCTTACACCTAGCGCATGTAGCCATGCTTCGTCTAGTGCGTTCTCTGAATCAATTAAGACTACAAAGATTCCTTGTTCTTGTGCGTGTCTAACGAGGTTTCCTGAGCAGATGAAACTTTTGCCTGCTCCTGACTCTCCGGCAAAGACAGTAACTTTACCAAGAGGAACGCCTTTATTAAAATCTCCCGAAATCAAATAGTTTAGGGCATAGTTTCCTGTTGAAATCCAATCAGTAGGATCGTTAAATCCTATTGATAGACCTTCAATACTTTTTGTAATGTCCTTGCGGAACTTACTAATGTCGAATGGTTTTGCCATTATATTCCTTTATTGTTTATGTATTCCGTTAGTATACATAGTTAACGGTTGTTTGTCTAGTATATCTGGACATTTTTCTGCGATAGATTCTAATTCCCAATCATTTGGGTAATGACGTAATGCTCCCCTAGCCCTATCTCTAATAATACTAGGAACACGAGGTGTCTTACCTGGATCGCATAGTTCTTCCAATAGTTTTTTACCTTGCTTTATGGCGCGGTATCTTTCGTCACTTGTTGTCATGAAGTTCTCCTTAGGTAGGGAGCAATTGCTCCCTATTACCTTTTAAGACTTGTTTTGTCTAGCACGAATCATTGCTAGAATATCTTGTGCTTTGTCACTAGATGGTTGTGCTGTAGGAACCTTAATAGATTCGGCAGCTGCCATTGCATCTTCTTCCCAAGGTGCTGAAGTTTCTGCTACGGGTGCTGTTGCGGGTGCTCTAGTTTCAGTAGTAGCTGGTTGTTTATCCGCGGTCGCTCCTGCAGGTGCTTCTAATCCATAAGGACGATAGTAACTACCCCAACGTTCCAAATCATATGGTTGACCATCTACACTTGCGTCAAACATTTCTTTGATAACACGCAATTCAGCTTCGCCGGGACGCTTTGGCAAGAACTCTGCCAAGTTGTACAAGCCATGTGCTTCAATTGCAACTTGCTCTGCTTCTGTTAGTGCAGATTCTTTACGTGCCCAATTACTTGTTGAGTAATCAGCATAGCCACCTTTACTTGTTTTCTTAATATTCAAATCAAGACCACGCATAAAGTCTGTTGGCAATTCTTCCATTTCAGGATCCATCAAACTTGCTTTAATGATTGTAAAGATTTGTGGGCTAATAATAAATCTACGAATTGGATTCGCTGGTGTCTTATCTTCACCAATTGGGTTTTGACGAACAAAACCTTGAAACAAATAACTGCGTTTCTTCCAGTATTTGTTTGCTAACTCTTTCAATGTTTCATCTTTATACCAAGGACGAACTTCAGTTAAGATTGGACATTGTGCTTTAGGATCATACATTTCAACGCAAGGTACTTGTACTTCAATACGCTTAACATTAGGATCACCCTTAACTCCATTGAATGGAAGTTTAATAATTTGTCGTTCTACCCAGAAGTATGGGTTATTGCTATCTGCATCGGGCAATAGACGCAAGGTAGCTGTTGTGCCTTCATCCATGTTCCAGTGTGGGTAGATAGAATTATCTGATGTTTTCTGTGTTGAACCAGAATTTGATTTGTTTTCTTGTGCCGCAATACGGGCACGAATTTCTGCTAATGATGCCATGATTTTATTTCCTTATAAATTGAGATGGTCTCTTTTTTAATATTCGCCGTTTCCCTATGAAACGACTAACACAAGAGTTAGTATAGCATGTCTAACTCTCAATGTCGATAGTATTTATCCCTTTTGTGGGTAAACACATTTTTTTGTATAGGTTTTTAAATATATGGTAACCCAATTATTTTATCTAACATACGTACATATGTTTTATCTAAACCTTCACTAAACAACTCAAGTTGATTTTCTACTGGTTGTTCCCATAATTTACTTTTAACAACTACTAACCAATTATTAACTTGTTTCTCAGTTAAAGGTGTGTCTTCATCAGCTAGATTATACAGCATAGGTGTATATTTTTCTACAATATAGTGAATTTGTTCATCCGAATATTGCCTGTCAGTTTTTTCTAATTCTCTCCAATATTTATTTTTAAATATTTGAACTAATGCAGGTAAATGTTTATTTATCCATTCATCATATTTAGGATTGTCATACTTTTGTAGTGGTCTTATTGGTCTGCTATTACCTTCAGCTAGTTTTCTACCCAACATTTGTTCTGCACCCTTAGTAATAGTTTTTTCATCTTCAGAACCTTTAGCCAATGTACCTAATATATCAGCGTTAGGACCCGATCCAGGTCTAATAGACATAGTTGGATCATTCTGTGCCTGATCATATTTACCTGTAAATTTACGAGTTACATCATTGATTAAATCAAGTTTTGCACTAATTTCATCTTTCATATCACTAATAGTTTGTGCATCTTGTTGAACACCTGCACGTAGTTGTATGATGATATCTTTTTCTTTATCAAGCTTATTAACTTCTTTATCAAAATTATCAATCTGAGATTTATAACCTTGTACTATATCTGCATATTTTTTCATTTCTGCAGCACCAGTTTTTATTTCTTTGGAACTAGTTCTTACTTCCCTACCTGTAGTAGAAATATAATTTTTAAATCTTTCTTCTTTTGCATCTAATTTTTCTTGTGTCTGTTGTAATTGGTTAAATGCTTTTTGATATAAATCATCACTAACTGCTTGTTTACTATTAAGTGCATTCAAAACCTGTTGTACTCTGTTTAACTCATTGTTATCAAATGATGGACTATTAGCCATCTGTTTTATTTGAACTTCTAGTTCTTTGACTTTTTCTGAATCAATGCCTGGTTTAGCCTTCAATGCTTCTAAATCCTTTTGCATTTTTTCTAAATCATCTGCACTTACTTTTGCCTTAATTTGTGTTTCGGCGCCGCCTTGAGATAGTTTACCACTTAATTGCTTTAGTCTTTCAACTTCACGATCGGTTTCTTGTGATTGTTGTTCAAAATCCTGTAACTCTTGACCCAAATCAGTTATTGCTCCTCTTAATCGTTCATTCTCACGTTTTTGAGTATCAATCAATCTATTTTGAGTTGTGTCAGTTTGTTCCTGATTCTTCATTTCATCTGCAAGTAATAATATCATTGATTGTTCTGCAGAATAACCAGGATATTTATTTCTAGCTCTATATATTAAATCTTTATCAATTGGTACAGCCATAGCGGTACCGCTATTAGTTTTTTCAGCCTCATTTAATAATGATGAAATTTTCATTTTTTAATTCCAGCAATGTTTAATATTCTTGCTAAATCGTCTGAACCTTCTGCAACTGTTTCATTAGCTAATGGCTTATCTAACTTCTTAACAGGAGAGATTTTCTGTGGATAATATCCAGACTTTGCATAATTATCAGTACCACGAATCTTTGGCTTAGTAACTCTAGGACTTACATGTTTCCATGGATCTAGAGGATTATTTTTTTTCTCTGCATCTTTCTCTTCACCTTCACCAACTAAGTCACCAATTGTAGCTGGCTTATGTGCTTTAGGACCTTTATTACGCCATTGACCTGCTTCACCTGTAGCGTAGTCTCCTGCGAATTCGCCTTCCGCTACACCTCGCCTTACTTTATTTGGTTGAACCATTATTGATTCATACTCACCAATATCAACAACATATGCAGGAGAGTAACCGCCTTCGCCGGCCTCATAGCGAACTATTTCACCGTTAACTAACTTTCCTTTGTGTGGAACAGTTACAGTTGTTCCTTTTTTGTATGGGTATTGACTTTTTATATCTTTTCTCAAGCTATCCCAGTTTTCTTGGCTACCATATTTGTTTCCTTCGCCTTCTGCTACACCTTCTTCTTTACTGCTATACTTAGCACGGATGTTTTGCATTGTTTTCTCACTAGCATCTTCGCGGCCAGCGTCACGTAATGCATCCATACCATCTTTACCATACTTCTTATCACCCAAGTATGCTTGTAATGCGCTTTCGTCTACTTCTTCCTCTTCAATAGTACTCATACGTTTTTTCAATGCTGCCATACCAGCTGGACTAGTCATATTCTTTTCATCAGCTTTTGCTAAGTCTTGGGTAGTAACTTTCCAATCATCGCTTTTTTCTTTACGTTGTACTGCAGGTGTATTAATTTTCTGATCGGCTTGGTGTGCAGTGCCTTCTTCCATACTCATCAAATCTGATTCTTTTAAGCCATTTCTTTGTAAGATATTAAATAACTTTGCTCTTATATCCGCAACCTGTTTTCTTGTGGGCTGTTCCATTTCACCTTTATATACCAATTGTGCCAATTGTTCAATTAATTTTTTAATTTCTTGTGAGTCATCATATGATATCTTTAAACTAGGTACTCGGTTGATATCATAACCAAATACTCTAGCTTCATCCATATCTTCTTCTTTGAAGATACCTAAATCTTTTCCGCCCTTCATGAAGTTGCCAGCTGAATCACTAGGGTTACTTCTTGCCAATTCTTTTGCTTTAACATCAAACTCAGGCTTCTTGCCAGTTACTTTTACTCCGGCTTTTTGTTGTAAATCTTTAATTAGGTCTTCTTCACTACCGCCACCTAATTTGTCAAATACTTTACTTCCAACTTTCTTAACAGTATCTAAAATACCTTCATCTAAATCATCTTCCGGGATACCACCTGGATTATTAGATTGCGTGTCAGATTCGTCTAACTCATCAATGGCTGGTTCTTGCAAATCATCATCTTCTGCTAAATCAAAGGCTTTTAGATTATTAGCTTCAGTATCATCATTGTGCTTTAATGTTTCTGCGCCGGGGGCTTCTGTTAAACTATCAGCCCATTCACTTAATTCATTAACTTCTTTCATTTCAGCTACTTTTTTATGTAACTTACTTAATATTGGCATTACACTCTCAATACGTGGATCTAATGTTTCTTGGACAAACAACTCATTCAAGTTGTTTTCTTCTGTCTCATCTTCCATTAATGGAGGAGTATATGATTCAAAATAACTATTGTAACCACGTGAACCACGCATCTTACTTAATGATTCTCTTAAACTTTGGTAATGATTAATACCCTCATTAACTAATTGTTGTGCTGATTCATTAAATTGATTGTTACGTGTGGCACGAACAAATCCTGCCATCTTTTGATATTCTTCGCATAAGTTACCAATGTGATTCCAACGGTCATCATGCGGTAGTCCACCTTCAGCCAAATGACGGGCATATATTTGAGCAATACCTGGCTTAGTTGTAGGGGCAAGAATTCGTTCGCCTTGTGTATTCTCTAAGAAAATACGGTTTACATTACGATAACGTTGTTCACCTTCTTCAATTTGACGACTATGTTCAATAACAATCTTAACTGTTGGAATATTGTCATTATAACTGGCTTTCTTACCCATTGGATAGTAGCCTTCTGATATTCTTTCTTGCTTTTTCATATGTTCCCTTTTTGCCATATCATATTTTAAATGGTCTCTATTTTTAACTTCAAAACTCAACTGATGTTGCTGTGCAAAACGCTTCAAATGATTCAATAGTTTATACCAAGAATCATCTCCGCCGTTATTTTCTTTTTCACTGTTAGCAACATCATCACCAAAATAAATTACTAATTTGTGTAATCCATCTATAGATGCTGTTACTGTACCGTATTCTTCTCCGTCTTTGGTAAACTTAAACTGAAAGACTTCTGCTTCTTCCGGTACTGGAATTTCCTTACCAGAAGTATCTAATAGTGTAGGAGCATAACCTCTACTACGTAATAACTCAAATAATGAGCGGTTTATTGATTCTGTGTTTTTAGCCATATTGTATTTATCTTTTTTGTCTTAGCTTATGACCGCAAAGAAGGGTAACGGAGCTATGTATTCATCGTGATCACGTATCTGTGTCTCTAAATTAACGTGATAATCACTTAAATGCTGTAACATTCTAGTTACTAATAAGCTAGCCATAATCAAGTCATCGGTATCACCAATTTTAGCGGCATAACTACCACCATGTGCTACAAATGCTTTTAATTCACTTATAAGACTACGACTATTTACTGTCATTTTCTTGCTTTCAACCAATGTTTTAAATTTAGCACAACTTGCTAGTTTGCTTTTATTGGTCGTGTTAAATCCTCTACGACCTTTTCCTGCTTCGCTGATAAAGATACCCGGGATATTACTTTCCCCGTATTCGTTTAATGATACAATAGCGGCTTCCCCTATTCCATTACATTCAATACTATAATAGATGTTATTAGGTTCATTGGTACATTCTACTATATATTTGTTTATCTGTGCTAGTAGCTTGATTTGGTTAGGGATATCTGTTTTATTGTGTTTCCATTCACCTACTTGGGTTGTAGTGTTTGCCTCAAAGATTTGAATGGCAGCTGGGTCGCCACCTGTCCCCAAGCTTGGATCTAATCCAACACAATATATATTGCCCTTTTTTGGTTTCTCATACCAACGTACTTGTCCTATACGATTAACAGGTTCTATACCTTCCATCATCAACAATGTGTTTGGATTAATTAATGTCTCATCAGCAATAATGAACTCACAACCAATCTCTCGGTTGAAACGATCCTCACCAAGCTGTGCTTTCATTTCATCGGCCCACTTTTGATCTCTACCCGGTTGTTCGCTCCAATGTGCTCTGTATGCTCTAAATCCGTTTATACCTAATTCAGTTGTGTTACCAAAATCATCTTCTGTCTTATTAGCACCTTTCCATATGAACGCAAATTGATCCTCGTCACTGTTTGGCGTGCTTGTTATAATCGCTTTACCACCAGTTGATAATGTAGGAGTAATAGATGTCCAGAATTCTTTAGCAATACTTGGTCTAACGAACGCAAACTCGTCTAGGTATAGTAGTGTAATAGACATACCACGACCTGTATTTTCAGTAGTTGTTGCTGATACAATACGACTACCATTCTCAAAGTCTAATGAGCCTTTGTTGTATGTTGTTACACCTGCTTTAATATGATCGGGGCAGTTTTCATATGCGTAACGAATACGTTGCATAATCTCCTGAGCACCTGTATACTTGTGTGCCGCAACTAAGATAGTGCTGTCTGGAACAAACATTGCGTACCAGAGTAAGTATCCGGCGGCTGAAGTAGATTTACCTGACTGTCGAGGCATCAAACTAATAGAGAAACGATAATTGTGATATGTTTCAATCAATCGTTGTTGATAGGGCCAGGGATGATAGACCATACTACCCTTTGTAGGGTGCTGTATCATAAAGAAGTTATCCATAAAATAT